GTTTTATCAGGTTAGGTTATAGCGTTGCAGGCCACCGGAAACAAGTGTCTTTGTCGCAAAATAACCATAGAGCATTGTGGAAATTTCACCAGTCGCAACAACATTGACGGATAGTGTCAACTTTGGTGATTCGTAAATTGCAATGCTCATTGGGTTAACAATAAACGCTGCATCATCAATTGTGGTTGAAACCATGTTTTGGTCAACCCATAGATCCAAGCCCATCATGTCGCCGCGCAATCCGCGTGGTGTTGATTGGCCATTGGCGTTCATTGGTGAAGCTGCATTGAAAATGCTGCGACCAGTTGTGTCTAGGCTCCCGATTAGAAGTGACCAAACTGATGTTCCAGCAATGAATGCAGTTGCAGTCTCTCCGCTTGCTGCATAAACGGCTGGTGCAGCTTGTGCAACATATGCCTGAAGTCCGGCAATTGTTGCAGCTTGAGCAGTTGCTTGTGTTCCACCTGAAACAATTTCTGCAATTACTGCTGCATCAGATGCCTTAGCGTAAGCTCTTAAACAATTCTCATACATCGCGGAATAAAAGCTTGGATCTGATCTGTCAAGCAACTCTGTTGAATAAATCTGAGTGCCCGCTAGTTTTACCACGGTAGCATTTACATAGCTAGAGACAATCTGAGTTGCAGCAGTTGATGCACCTTCAGCAACGGTTCCAATTGTTGCATTCGTTGTGATTTTTGGATGTGAAATAGTCATGCCTGAAGGAGCCAATGCGCGTGCTCCACCTAGTGCATCAATTGTTGGGCGTGACATAACTGATGTATCAATAACGCTTGAAACATATTGTGTCGGAGAAAATGCCGGATTAGTTGTGAACGAATCGTTAGCGGCTTCAATTTTTCTAGCTTGCGCATCTGCTGCACGGATATAATCGCGTGAAGTATCATCACCCATTTTGGCTTTGATTGCGTGCTCAAGATATTGCGCTTGTGTCTTAATTGGTGAGCGAACTTCGCCAACAATATAAGATGCTGAAACAACTGGGCGTGAGGCATCCACAACGGGAGCCTCTGCCGCAGTTTCTGGGGCTGTATTATCTGGGGCTGTCGTCATGACATCCTCACTCTCTGTCTCGGTTTCGACCTCCACAATTGTTGTGTTGATCGTAGTTGTTTTCGTACTGGTAGAACTTGCCGCTTCGATTTCGGCTTGGCTTGCGGCAACGCTGGTGACAATCGCATTTTCAAATGCGGGCGACTCAACAAGGCTGACTTCAATAAGCCTTGCGCTAGTTACTAAAAGATAATCATCATTTGGCAGTGATGCGATTACTTCAACACCCACTGACAAGCCTGAAACCAAATCTTCAGCAGCTAGGGTCAAATAATCTGTTCCCTTGCTGCTGCTAGAAATCTTAAACGAACCATAAATGAATTCGCCTTCATTGCTAAAAGATTGAGCACGGCCGATCGGATTATTTGGCTCATGTTGCGCAAGCAACTTAATGCGGCCAGGTGACGGAATTTGGATTGATCCGTGCTCAAAAACAACGGCCCCAACTGAAGTGTGGCCAACTGCTCCATACTCCATGATTTTGCCTGAGATAACCCGGCGTTCAGTATCAGCCGCCTGGATTGGCGTGCTAAAGGTTAGCTTCATGATGCATCTCCATTCGGTGATAAGTTTTCCATTGCTTTTGCCTGATCTAAAGTAATTAATTCAAGTGTGAGCATTTTTTCAATGACTGCAAGGCGTGCACCTGCATCAGCACGCAAAAATGTTTCATCAGAATTAAAGCGCACAACATTTTGTGAACTGGTAATGTCATTCATGCTTAGTCTGTCCTCTATTGCACATACATAAGGAGCCAGGGTGTATGCATAAAATTCTTTTCGGGCATCAAGAACATTCTGATATGTCATGCTTTTATTTGCATCGCTTGAGGCCATGTACGCCGGAACATTCATCAAACGACAAATTTCGGTTGAGAAATCTTGTTTTGCTTCTGCGTACATCATGTCTTTAGGTGAGAATGATGTTGTTTGATAATCCAAAGTGCTGGTGAGAAATGCAGTGCCACGCGAATTTCTAGCGGCTTTCCAACTTGCAAGAATGCCTTGCACTTGTGCTTCAGGAAGGTCAGCTCCGGAATTCCGAATATATCCGGACGGGATGGGAGTTTGCGCCGCTATCGCAGCCGCTTTTTCTAAATCTAAAGCTGCACGCATAGTGCGGCCGCCGGTTGCAAGCACTCCCGGTTGAAGTGATTGGAAAGTGATTAAACTTCCAATTCCGTTTTGTGGGCGCACTTCATTGTCCACGGTGTAATACTCAACTTCAGTATTTCTTGCATTAAGTTTTGGTGTCACTCTTTCATTTGCAACCCAAGCAAAACGCGCTGGCCTTCCATCATCGCTATAAGTGGCCGTGCATTCCCAGTACGCAATCTGATAGAACAATAATGATTGCACGGTGTAGGCAATCGTGACCGAACGCGGTTGTCTGATGTCAGGTTGTTCCAACCACACTGGCAAACCTAATTTTTCTCCGGTTGTTTTGTTATACAACTCAAGCGGAATTCCTGCAATCGTTCCGCAAATTAATTGGCGGCACTTTGAAACCGTTGGCACCTGCATTGCAGAATTTAGATCAATGCCGGCATAATCAAAGCCCATGCCATAATCACTCCACGCGCCAACGCCGTAGCCTTGATTCATTACTGCCGGGTTGTATTGACTTTTGAGCGTGTCTGAATCCTCTTTGACTAAACGCAGTGCTGACAAAATACCCATAGGCGGATAATAGCCCCATAGCACCCAATACGGACATTCAAGTCATTTAGGATTTTGGGCGTGTCTAACCGGCAACAATCATTGGGGTTGAAACTGGTTCCTGCATTTTGTGAACAATCATGGCCAGGGAGATTGGAGCTGAAACATCTCCGGCACTGGCCCTCCTTACGATTCGCCAACCACTGTCATTGGTTTTGGCCGCGCAAGCATTCATTTGAAGGTCAAATGATTCTTGGCCCATGTGCACAATGCGATTGTTAACGATTGCATCAAGCAAATCCCCTGATGCCTGGTAAAACGCGGTTCCCGACACATCAACCATCCTGCAACCACTTGCCGCCAATCTTGCAGCAATGCTGGCCGTTGAGTAATGGTCAAACATAATCATGCGCGGAAAATACTTATCAACCCACTTGGTTTTTATGTCTGCCGCAATTTGCAGCTCATCCACTGCCGTGTCAGAACGCCATTGATCCATGATGCCTACGCCAATTTTGCCGTTCGGGAGATATTGACCAGCAACCAAGGTTGCAGTGCGTTTTGATATGGCCACATCAAACGCCATAAATGTATCAGGCCCAATTGGTAACGAAAGGTTACTATCCGCGCAAGCTTCCCATGATCCGATAGGCCAAGGGCTGCTAAGAGACGAAACCCACATGCACATGTGCTCAGGCAAAAATTTTTCCATTGGCATTACTGACAAAGCTTCTTCAAGGCCCGATTCCGTAATGGTTATGCCAAGGCTTGGATTCGAAGCGGCCCAGGCTGAACGGTCGGTGGGTTTTGCATGTTGCGGTGCTGAATATTCATACCAGCCTAAAGTCGGTGATGGATATGAAAGGGCCTTGTCTCTTAAATCATTGAGCACATGGCTAAATGCATCTCCGGCGTTGCTGCACACATATGTCTGAGCCTTGTCACCCATTGCAATAGTGATTGGCTTAGCTGCTGCCCAAGCTTCTTCACTGATGTAACGCAGCTCATCCACAAATAGCAGATTGGCTGACTTGCCGCGTGCGCCGTCACTGGTTCCGGCCACTATTTCATAACGCGCTCCATTAAGTAAATCTAAGTGCTCCTTGCCGTTACCACGATAGCCAACCTCACCACGGTTGAGCTTGACTTGGCTTCTCAAGAATTCATTGGCCTCAATGATTGAACAAACCTTACGGAATGTATCTTCAGCCATGCCTCGCTTAGACGACATTGCCACAACCGACTTCTCCTCAAGCACAAACAAGCCAAAAAGAATGCGTAAGGCAATAAGCATGGTTTTGCCATTTTGACGGCTTAGAATCACCGCAACGGTCTTGCGCTTAAACGCTCCAGTTTCATCCACGGTCAAAAAGTCATTGGCAATAAATTTCTGCCAGGGAAATAATGGATACCCACATTTTTCCGCAAACTCTGCAAATTCTTCGCCCCTTGATTTTCCCTTTAACGGAATGCTCATGATCCGTGGTTTTACTGCTCCCACAAGCTTCTTTTTCTTTACCCCCACCTTGGCGGGTTTTGCATTGTCTGTGACTAATTCCATGATGGCCTTGCCTGACCTTCAAAGGGCCCTACAAGGCTCGAACCGGCTCGAACCGGAGAGAGAAGGTCGGG